GTTTGCATGGCAGAAAATGGTTCCGAAAAGACCCTGACCTCACTCTTCTTATAGAAGATCCGTACGGCTTACCATTGGATAGACCAGTTGCTGCAGAGAGCTCCATCCTCACAGAGAGCAAGTCAAAGGTTTGCGGGGTAACAGTGAATCACGAGCTCAAAGAGATCACAGGGACATCGGTGACAGAGTATGAAAAGGCCTTGCAAGCTGAGCTTATGAAATGTCGTCCATTCAATCCCGTTCTTCTTTCAGATATCTTAGGGTGGTCAATAGTTGGGGTTCAGCGAACAGTCTCGAAGATGTTCTCATCAACAAGAACAATACAAGGTCTTCTTCAGAGTCACAATGATGAGGATCTTTCTCTTGAAGATGCTTCCGTTTGCACAAGCATCTTGGCTGCAGGATCAGGGCACTTTATGAACATTGTGGCACGTCTGTCTAGATGCACAGAGGGAGAGAGACGGATCACATCCATCTTCTCGGATGTAGTTGATATGAGACAAGCATGGGACACCTCCAATACAATTGAGATGTCCGGTGTAACTTCATACGTCCCCTTTGACCTTCCTCTTAGTGTGTCACTCACTCCTTCTCACCACCAAGGATTCCGAGCTTACATTGCACCTCCAGATGGATGTGACCCCTTTCACTCGAGGGGAAATGAAGACCCTTATATTGGAAGGTCAACCCAAGAGAAGCGTTCCGAACACGGGTACAAGATCACAACATCCTCAGCCCCTGAGAGAGCAGTTAAGCGCCTTGCCGATATTGCAACTCAGCCTGGGGTCAGCCTATCCTTTCGACAGCTTGTCTCTGATGTGGCAAAATCAAGAGCTAATGTGGATCTCAACGAGACATACCCGCTAATCGGAGAAGCTGAGGGAGGGACTATAGATCATCGGTTCCACTCCACATCCGACTCACAGAAAGCCAGTGGTCTGGGATCAATGAGTATGGCCTCATCTTGTACACTCAACACTGATCATGCGTCTCCCATCTCTGGGGGTGAGGAGGATTATCCTGTAATGATTCAAGCTATTATGGTTTGTCTTATAGCTGTTGGTGTTCTTCACTACTCCAGAGACTCCAAACCCGTATTCATCACTCTAAGGACTGATTCAACGAAATGGATCCCTTTGGTTGATGAGGATATTGTCGTTAATGACCCAAAAGAGCTTCCAATCCTATATCTCGCAGGAAATAGAATTGCAACTGTCGATGAGATCACGCTACAAAGAACCCACGGTCCTTTGTTGTCACCTTTCACATCCACTCTTACAGAGGTTGCTTCAACCGGCTATAAGAGCCAATATGCTTTGAGGAGAATGGTGGGGAGAGCTCTCTACACGTCGCACTCCGCTTCCTTAGTGGCAGACAAGGGAACTGGTCTAATTAGATTCCATATGGACCTCCTCGAGCTCCGGGGATGTGGCATCATGGAGGTTGCAGATGCAATGGCTGGAGAGATCGCCAAGTACGCCATTGAAGCAATGTTCTCACGATCAAGCACAGGCTTACGATGGACACCTATTCCTTTGATTACCTCACTCTCAGAAGCATTATCTAGAACATTAGCTTCGATGGTGGCCCATCCTATGTTCAAAGATGACGACTTGGTAGTCAACTATCTCAGCGAATCACCCTTCCAGTACCGATTTGCAAATCAGACCATCACAAAGAAGATGAGAGACATAATAGCAAGAAAGGCTGTTCAGCTATTCACCGACCCCTCCAGTTGGATTTTCACAGATATATTTGTTCTCTTCGTTGATGACTGACAGAATATCGTCAGTCAAGCAGTGGTGTTCAGGCTGAAGCTCATTCTATTTCAATCTGTAGCTCTATCTCTATGCTCCTCTGATACGG